TTTTGATGTGCTCCATTACTTTTGTAGCTTCTTTCGTTTTTTCTTCTATTGTTTTTAAGCGTGAATGACACCAATCTAATCCACTTAAAATAGTTGTTATTATATTTGATTCACTTGTATAGTACCCTTCAAACAAATGTAGAGGCATTTTGTTGTTGAATGGTGAAAAGATTTTTTGATGATTTAAAATACTCATAAACTCCTCTTCTCCATCAAAGATGACTCCTGCACTAATGATTTGATTATATTCAATATCCGCAAAAAAACTTTGATGCCATGATTCTTTAATTAAATTAGCAATGTCTGATTCGGAAAATTCGGTTTGATGTTTGAGATCATTTAAATTACATTGTGCAATTGTAGCTAATCCTTTAGTTTGGAATAGTGCTTTTAAATCCTTTTTGTCAAACACACCGTATTTTGAACTTTGTTCTGTGTATTGCTCTAATTGTTGAATAATTTCAATGACTTTTTGGTTGATGGTTTTATAAAATACATTTTTCCCAAACTGGAGCGAGTTTGCGCGAAATTTCTCATTGTCGATAGGCAATGTGCAAATATCTAATTGAGATAAATCTTCAAAACACTCTAAGCAATTCTTTTGCGATATATAAGCTTCAGTGGAGTCGGGAATAATTGGCATAGCAACAAATACTTTATCAGGCATCTCTTGACAAAGCATTTCTAATAATACTGGAGCAATGCCACTTCCACTTCCTCCTGCTGTTGAGAATGGTACAAAAATGATTTCTATAGATGAATGTGAGAAGTTTTCTTTAACAAATGTAGTAGCTAAATCCCAATTGTTTTGCATTAATCGTATTGCTTCATTTCTCGCTTTACCAATCCCCTCACTTCCAATAAGTTTTAATTTTAAATTGACATATTCGAGCGAATCAAGATCACGCTGAGAATAATTAATGCTTGCGGAATAAAATCCTTGTTTCGCTGCCTCATCCGCAATATTCCCTCCAGCCTGCCCTAAACCTAAGAATGAAATAAACATTACAAACAACTCCCCTCATAAAGTTTTTGAATAGCTTGCAAACCGTATTGATTAATGTGAATGAGATGTTTTCTATTCCCTGCAACTACTTCAATGAAATTCATTGCTTCTAATCGGCAAATGATTTTTCTTAATGTCGGCTCATTAAAATTTAATTCAGACATGATTTCTTGCTTTGTTCGTCCACTGAATCGTGTTGTTGCTTCTTTATTAATGAGATAATTGAGCAATTCAATTTCTTCAAGTGTCAAACGTTCCACCAATGATGTGAAATGTTGTTCCATTTCGCTCCTCCTCGCTTGAAAATGTTTAAATTAGATATTTGCTGAACGAATTTGTGCAAGTTCACTCAACAAATATCTTGGTACAGTTATATGTCAATGCGCTTGTACAGTTTGCATGTCACAAAAAATTTTTTAAAAATTTTACGATTAGGGGTTGATTCAAACAAAATATAATAATATAATAACATTAGTTAAATAAATTATAATAAAGAGATGCGAAGAAAGGAGGTGTAAATAATGTCTTATAATAAATCTGAGGAGGTGATCGGTTTTCTGGAGCTAAAAATTCTAGAAGACCGAGCAAGCGATGAAGAGTTGGGGTTTTACGAAAATTACATATGGTTTGGTAAATTGGATAAGATGTCTAGTACATATAAGAAGCTATTGAATGAATTAAAACGAGAATGGGAGGGTAAATGATGGGTTATTCGAGAGATGAACAGGAAACAGTATTGGTATATAGTGATGGCGAATGGAATGTTTATTCCACTGTACCGAAACATATTCGTAAGTTTTTGGAGATTGCTGAAATGGAAGTGTTAGAATATGAGGATGATAGACCGATAGCAATCAAAGGTAAACTATCAGAACGTAATATTTCCATTAAAAAAGAACGTAATTTAAGTGAAGAACAAAGAAGAAAAATTGCGGAAAGGTTATTGCAAGGTAGAAAAAGTTAGGTGGATTTTTCTATTGTGTAGAATAGAAAAATACATAAATGTTTGGGTTTGGAGTTTTTAATTATACATAATAAAAATAATTATAATAATATTTGTTTGATTAATTGTATTAAGCTAAGGTGAGAACCAAAAGTTTTGTATTGTACATAATGAAAAATTAGACGAAAAACTGATGTTGGGGGGATATGTATTGTGATTCTTCATAACATTAATGATATTGAATTGAAAATAGATAAACTTGATGAAAAGAAAGGAGTTGTGAGAAGAGTTTATCTAGAAGAGCCGTTAAAAGTTGGTCAATGGGCTTATGTTGGTGATAGTAATAATAAAATAAAAAGAATTAGTGAAAATGAATATATGTTTATTAGAAAAGACAGTATTGATACACATATTGAAGAATATGATCCTTCAGGTCTTACCGTACAAAAAGTTTATACAAGTATTAATAAGAAATTAGATTATGATTTACGATATGGCGATGACCGTGTTAGATTAGTTAAACAATTAATTGAAGATAATCAATGGATTTATAATTTAAAATCGAGTAGCAGAGTAATTGCAAAGGAGATTAAGAAGAAAAATAGTTTTTTGGCAGAAAATCAAAGGTTCGATAATATTTTAGATAAAGTAGCTACATATATTGTATTTGCAAAGTTTAAAAATAAAGAAGATGAATTAAATTACATAAAAATGAAAAGAGAAAAAGATAAATTAGAAAAAAGAGGATATAGAAAAAGAAGCGATAAAGAAAATGAGAAAATGTATAAATTAATCAATTTGATTAATTTGTGTCATAAAAACCTTGTTAAAAGGAAAATCAAATTTCCTGATAAGGTTGAGTTGACAGGAAATATTGCAGAGCGTGAAAAGGAAGGCGACTTTGTTAACACAGAAGAATTATCTCACAGAGCGAAAAATGCAAAATTTGATTATAAAAAAAGCGATATTAACGATGAATATTGGGATAAAATGTATTGGGAAGGAAGAAAAAATTTAATTCCTTTTTATGATCAAGATATACACAATGAATCATTAAACAAATCTATTCAAGCAAAGGAATTTCGAAAAAGTATGTTCAATCAAATGAAAAATGATATTGAAAAGTTGGCTGATTATTTAGGGCTGACAATTAAAGATAAAAAGATCAAAGCATACCATATAAAAAAATTAAGAGAAAAATTAGATGAGCAATATAAAGATTGTGAGCATCTTGATGGTGACAAAGCATACCGAATCACTCGCAAAACGTACACTGAGGCAAAAGCAGATTATGAAGCAGCCAAAAAAATATTGACGGATGAAATTAGAGTGAATTCAGACAAGTGTTCAACTGTTTATGCTATTGACTCTGATACATGGTATGAAAATGAAAATGGAGAAATCACTGAGATTAGTAAAAACAGAGTACTGATGAGCGATGTAAATACATATAAGGGATTAATTCTTACATATGCAGATTTAAAAGATAAATATAAGGATAATCATGAATCAGATATTTGGGCTTTATTGTTGGATTTTGAAGACGTGTTAAAAAATGCTAAGTTGACCAATGAAGAACGCTTTGTGTTGAGCGTGCTGTTTCAAGGGTATAGCCAAAAACAGATCAGAGATTTGTATAAAAAATTAGACATGGGGCAAATGAATGAATATAGAATATCAAACATGATTAATAGTACAATTCCAAATAAATTATTAAATACATATTTAGAAATGGTTGATGAATGGCTATATACATATAAACTAAAGGGTAAGTGGAAACAGTGTAGCAAATGTGGAGAATTTAAGTTGATTAGCAATGATAGATATTTTAGAAAACGTAGTGATGATAAAGGAGATGGTTATTATAATAAGTGCAGAAAATGCGAAAGTGACGAAAAATCCTAAAAAATTTTCGTTTTAAAAGCTATATTATGAAAGCTATAAAATAAATTATAATAAAATAACCGTTTTATACGGTTAAAAATATATGAGGAGTAAAAGGAGGAATTTTTATATGAACAAGAAGGAATTAATTAAAGCTGTTGTGGAGGATACTGGTTTATCTAAGAAAGATGTGACTGCTGTAGTGGATGCTACATTTGATAAAATTACGGAAGCTCTTAAAAATAGTGATAAAGTTAAATTGTCTGGATTCGGTAATTTTGAAGTTCGTGAACGTGCAGCTCGTAAAGGAAGAAATCCACAAACGGGTGAAGAAATTGAGATTCCGGCAAGCAAAGTACCTGCATTCAAACCTGCTCAAGCATTAAAAGATGCAGTTAAATAAAAAATAAAATTATAAATCCGAGTAGGCACTATCACCTACTCGGAAATTTAAACAAAGGTGGGTTTGGGTGTGGGGAAATATTATGTAGCAGATACTAATGTTCTTTTAGATTCTATTGAGCAGTTACAAGGATATAAAATAGTCCTTCTTTCACATACACTTAGGGAATTAGAAAAACATAAATCAAACCATAACTTTCAATTAGCATATAAAGCCCGTAAAGCTAGTCGTTTTATTAAAGAAAATATCGACCAATTCCATTTTGACTCCAAAGATTATGACGGAAGCTTAATGGGATCACAATATTCTAAAGACTATGAAGACAATAATATTATTAGGGCTTGTTTTGAAAATGATTATGGTTTAATTACTAAAGATGTGTTACTCCAATTTAAAGCTAAATCTTTTGGTATTGAAGTAATTGATTTGAATACTGATTTAGACACTGGTTATAAAGGCTATAAAGAAATTTATCTTGATACAACTAAAGATGAAGATAACAAGATTTTAGCTAGTTTATATGAGAATCCTGAAAATAATACATATAATCTTTTGACAAATGAATACTTAATTGTTTGGGATTTATCTAAACCTACATACAAAAATGGTGTAAAAGTTGGTTATGAACCAATTGATAAGTTTAAATTCAACGGTCATAAACTAACTAAATTAAATTATAAAAGATTAAATAATACATTCACAGGAAAAGTTAAACCAATTAATGTAAAACAAGAAATCGCTTTTGACATGCTTCAAGATAATAATATTAAAGTCAAAAGCTTATTCGGCAATTTCGGGACGGGTAAAGATTTTTTAATGATTACTCATGCGGTTGATATGCTTTTAGACAAATCAAATAAAATTGAAAAAATTGTTTGGGTACGAAATAACATCCAAGTTGCTGATACAAATGACATTGGCTTTTTACCTGATTCACTTGAAGATAAGTTAAAACCATTCCTCGCTCCCCTACTCGATCATATTGGTGGAGATGAAGGTTTGAATTTCTTAGGAAATAAGATTGAAATTCAACACTTGGGATTTATTAGAGGGCGAGACATCAAAAACGCTATAGTATATTGCACTGAATGCCAATCTAATACAGAAGATCACATCAAGTTATTGTTGGGGCGTGTTGGCGAAGGCTCAATGATTTTCTTTAACGGTGATACCCGTCAAGTTGATGCAGATAAATTTAAATATAATAATGGAGTTTTAACTTTAAAAAAACTTGCCGGTAATCCATTATACGGTCAAGTTGAATTGGATAAAGTTGAACGTTCTGAAGTTGCTAGATTGGCTGATTTGTTGTGACGTTTCTCCCCTCCCCTATTCGATTTAGTTAGTCTTTGCGCTAATATGCTGAAAGGCAAGAAAAATATAATCCGTAAGGGGAAAATCATAAGCCTAAGCCGTAAGGGTAAATAAAATTAAATTTGGTGTTTCACCACCAATAAGTGTGACCGATAAATAATGAGTTTGAATTACATCGCCTGTCTCGTCACGGGCAAATTTCACATCAGTCATGGACTGATGGTTGTTCTCCCCTCACCTAGTCGTGAGGATATTTCTTTAGAGTAAAAGGAGGATATTTAATATGGCTAAAAAGGTTCATTCTGTTTCACTAAAGGGTATTTTGGATATGAACAATGTCGAAGTTCATGAAATTACTAAAGATGGTGAATTTATTTATGATTTAAAGAAAATCTTACATGAATTTCATGATAAGCAAGTTAGTTTGGTGATTAAAGAGGAAAATGAGTTGCCTACAAAAGATATGGAAGAATAGTGAGGTGATTCGATGGAATATAAACGTAAACCATCCGAATCACTGGATGAATATCGTATTCGTTTATGCCAAAATAAGGATTTGTATGATCTTCGTTGGCAAGATATAAGCGAGTTATGGTACGAGGAAACTTCCGAACGAAAATCACCTGATTGGTTTAGGAAGTTTTATCGTTACTTCAGTGAAGGATATGAATATGCTCTTAAAGTAAATTCTCCTAATGAAGAATATATTAAAGAGCTTGAAGAAAAGAAAATTGAATTTGAAAAAGCTAAATATCAATATCAAGATCAAAAACGTGAGTATCGAAAGTTAATTGCTAACCAAGCTCGTTTTGAACATTTGCGCGACGAAATTATTAAAGCAATTGCTGATATCGGAAAAAGTAAACCTTTAGCGTTTACTCCACGTCCCCTCTCCCCTTCTGATAAAGAAGGATTGGTTTTATTTAGTGATTGGCATTTTGGAATGGAAGTTGATAATACAGTTAATAAATTCAACAAAGAAGTATTTGATAAACGTGTTAAGAAGTTAGTTGAAAAGACAATTGAATATGGAAAACAACATAATATCAAAACTCTTCATGTTGCACAATTAGGCGATCTTTTGAGTGGAAATATACATATTTCAACTAGAGTTCAGTCTAATGAAAATATAATTCAACAAGTTCAATATGTTTCTGAAGTATTATCAGAAATCCTTGCTGCTTTTGCTAATGAATTTGAGAATGTTAAATATTATAACGTGATTGGAAATCATGGTCGAGCAGGACAGAAACAAGATGTTGGAATTAAAGAAAATTTTGAGTATCTTATCCCGTGGTACATAGAGGCTAGATTAAAAGGTTTTGATAATATTGAAATTGTAGTAGATGAAGATGGTTTTATTTGTGCAAACATTAAAGGTAAACAAATTATTTTTGTACATGGCAATTTTGATCGTATTGATAATGCCGTGACAAGATTGCCTCAAATGTTAGGATATATACCTGATTTTATTATTGGTGGGCATATCCATCATCATTATGAAAAAGAATATGGGAAAACCACGATTATTACTAATGGAAGTTTGATTGGCGTTGATGATTACGCTATGCAGAATCGTTTTTATGCTAAACCTTCTCAAAAGTTTATGGTGTTTAATGATGAAGATTTAGAATGTACGTATAATATAAAATTAAATTAAAAGGAGAAATTTTATGGCTGATATTTTTAAATTCCAAAAAGATGATACGTGCTGTCCTTATTGTCAATTGGTTAATGAATATTTTACATACATTATGGAAGCTGACACGGCTAATGAAGTTAATGATTTGCTGCATGAATTGGTGTCAAAAGTTCGAGATATGGCTTACTTGGATGGATACAGAAAATGTCTGATTGATGATGTAGAAGCTAAATTAGATACATTGAATTGTATTGATGGTGAATGTGATTGCGGAGAATGTGATTATAATTAATAAAAATATAATGGTATGACGGTTAATGAAGATCGTCCGATGCCACTTCCCTACTTTTAAAATTTGTGGAGGTGGTTTGATGAAGAAGTTTACAGAAGAAATTACTGCTATTATCGAATCTGGTGTTACTTTTGAAGAATATCAATATTTAGAAGGGCTTAAAGAGCGTGAAATTTATTTTAATAATGAAGTTGATTTGAATATTGTAAATCGAATTGTTTATAACATTATGAAATGGAATAAAGAAGATGATGAAGCTGGAATCCCTATTGAAAAACGTAAACCGATTAAATTATATATAACATCAAACGGTGGCTGTGTAATTTCTGGCTGGTCAGTAATTGATGCTATTAAAGCTTCACGTACTCCAGTACATACTATTGGTGTTGCGGTTTGTGCTTCAATGGGTGCTTTATTGTTGATGGCTGGTCATCATAGAAAATGTTATAAGAATACGACAATTTTAATTCATGATGGAAGTCTTCAGTTATCTTCAACAAGTAAAAAGGCAAAGCAGACTATGGCTTTCTATGATGAATTGGAAGAAAGAATTAAAGAATTTGTATTACAAAATACAAAAATTAGTGAAGAGTTGTATTTAGAAAAAGAAGATGAAGAATGGTATATGTTTGGTGATCAGGCTTTGAAATTAGGGATTGTTGATGAGTTGATTGAGTAATAAAATCACAATTTTATATAGTCCTCTCTCCCCTTTCATATATAATCCTCTTTTACAGTACATTCACTTGCATAGGGCTTGTGAGTGTACTGACTAAAGAGGATTATTTTTGTTTTGTTAAATTTTGTAGCAAGTGAGGTGAAATTAATGTCACGTAAAAAAACTGAAAAGAAAAAATGTTTAAAATGTGAAAGAGAATTAGCTCCACTTAATTTTTATAGTGGTAATGAAATTATATTTCCTGACGGCAAAATACACCTATGTAAGAACTGCTGCTCACAAATTATAGATCAGCATGGTTTTGAAGGATTTAAAATGATACTCCGTATTATTGATAAACCCTTTTTACAAGATGTATATAAAGATGATCCTAAAGATTATATAAGGCAAGTAAACAGTCTGCCTCAATATCGCAATATGACTTATGATGACAGTGATTTTGTAGGTAATACAGTTAATAACACTATTGAAATTAACAAAGAAAAAGAAAAATTTTTAAATATTGATGACGAAGTTCGGAAAAGATGGATAGGATTTACTTCTGAAGAAGATATTATGTTTTTGGAAAATTTTTATCAAGAATTAATTGCGACTTATGAATCTAAAACTCCTATTCAAAGAAATTTATATAAAAATATAGCTGAAACACAATTATTAGCTAATAAGGCAAGAGAGCAAGGAAAAATTAAAGAATATCAAGATTTATTAAAAACCATGAGTACACTAATGACAGATGCTAAAGTTAAACCGTTACAAGAAACTGGTGCAGAAGATGGCGGTTTATCTACTTGGGGACAATGGGTTAAAAAGATTGAAGAAACTGAACCTATCCCCGAAGCTGAGGGAGAATTTAAAGATCCTGATGGTATTATGAAATATTTTCAGAAATTCTTTGTTAATCATTTTGCTAGAGTGTTTGGTTTGGAAGACAGAAACACCATCGAAAAAGATTTAGAAGATATGATGAAGGAAGATGGTGTTAGATAATGGCAGGATATAAACATTTTCAAATAGATCGCAACAAATATAAAAATGGAATTATAGATATTTATAAAAAAGAAATCAATCCAAATAAAGCTGATGAAAATTTAAGTAAAAATGAACGTTTAAGAAATGGATTTAAAAAATGGACTAGCTTTTACAGAGCAAATCCGCATAGATTTGCAACAGAATATTTAGGTTTGAAATCGCTCAAAACTTTTCAAAAAATTCTATTATATTTAATGTTTCATGTTTCTGCATTCATTTATTTTGCAGCGAGAGGCCAAGGTAAGAGTTACATAATTGCCATTTTCTGTATAATACGTTGTATACTATATCCCAATACAAAAATTGTGGTTGCCTCTGGTAATTGTATTGCCGTCTAATGTGGAAACACATTAGATTATTAGCGCGAAAGAAACAGGGAGGCTGAGATGCTAACCTGAGTGGAAGGCTAAGAGTAACGTCTTAGTCACACGCAACGCATAGACGGTGAAACTCCAATTTAGGAGAATATAATCCGTCCACGAGTTCGCGCCACCTAAGTCCTTTTTAAAGGATATGGTGAAAACGTATGCTGAGCTAACGGGAAATGAACCGTTAGAAGTACAGGATAAAAAGCCTGTACGGTAACATTCTGACAAAGGGGCAAGCCAAATTAATTATAACAGAAAAAATTCAAAAGGAATTAATGCAATATCCTAATATTGCAAGAGAAATAAAAGAAATTAAAACAGGCAGCAACCAAGTAGTTGTAGTATTTCAAAACGGAAGCACAATTGAAGCCGTAGTTTCGAATGATAATGCACGAGGGTATCGCTGCCAAATTTTGGTGCTTGACGAATTTCGTATGATTAAAGAAGACGTTTATGAAAAAGTTTTAAAGCATTTCCTAAATGTACAGCGTCAACCTCCTTACCTTAATAATCCTAAATATGCTCACTTAAAAGAAGAAAATAAGCAAATATTTATTTCTAGTGCTTGGTTTAAAAATCATTGGTGTTATGAAAAATTTGTTGACTATAGAAATGCCATGCTTAAAGGTAAAGATTATTTTGTTTGTGCTTTACCTTATACAGTATCTTTATATCATGGATTGTTAAGTAGAAAATTTGTTGAAGATGAACGATCTCATGATAATTTTGACCCTATCGCATGGCAAATGGAAATGGAATGTTTGTTCTTTGGTGAATCTGAAAAAGCATTTTTTAAATTTGAAGATTTACAAAAAAACAGAAGTTTAATTAAACCATTTTACCCTTTAACTAATGTAGAATATTTAGAAAATAAAGGTAAACGTAAAAAATCAACTAAAATGGAAGGCGAAATTCGTCTAATTGGTGTTGACGTTGCTATTATGGGCGGTAATGATAACGACAACACCATTTTTACTTGTATGAGATTATTACCTAATGGTGATTCATATATTAAACAAGTTCCTTATATTGAAAGTTTAAACGGTCAACACAGTGAGAAACAAGCCATAAGATTAAAGCAATTATTTGAAGACTTTGAAGCAGATTATGTTGTAATGGATACATCAGGTAACGGTATATCTTTATATGATGATTGCGGTCGTATCCTTTATGATGAGGAAAGAGATATTGAATATCCTGCTTGGTGTGCATTTAATAACGATGAAATGAAAAATCGTGTTTTAGATAAAAATGCTTTGCCTGTCATCTATTCTTTAAAAGTCGTAAAACAAGAAGTAAACCATGATATTGCAATGTCTCTAAGAGCTGATTTAGAAAAAGGTCGGATTAAGTTACTCATTAATGAATTAGATGCAAAAGATTATTTAACTGAAAAACATGGATTTTTAAAGAAAACTCCAGAAGAACAAGCTATTCTATTAAATCCTTATATTCAAACAACAATTTTAATTAATGAAATGATTAACCTTGAATATGAAATTAGAAATGGATTTGTAAAATTAAATGAAGTTGGCAAAAATAGGAAAGACCGTTACAGTAGTTTAGCTTATTGCAACTACTATGCCCGTGAATTAGAAACGAAATTAAAAAAGAAAAAGAATGCAGTTGATCCATCTAAATTATTCCTATTCAAATCCCCTACCCTAATGTAAAGAAAGGAGGTGCGACATGAGCGATATAGTAATTAATCAACCAACTAAATTAGATTTTGCAAAAATATCTAAATTAATTATAAACGATTTGAATGATTCTACACCATCCTCTTCCATTAATAAAAAATATACAAAAGAAGATATTATTCGATTCATGCAAAATCCACGCAAAAATCAAAAACAGTTGCGTGAAGTGAGTCGATATTTATATGAAGCAAGCCCTAATTATAAACGATTGATTTTATATTTCGCTTGCTTACCTACTTTTGATTATATTGTTGAACCTTATGGATTAAATACAGAAAAAATAAATAAGAAAACATTTAAAACACAATATCAAAAAACACTTGAATTATTAGAGATAATGAATCTACCACATGAATTTTTAAAAGTGTTAAAAATTGCTTTTAAAGAAGATGTGTTTTATGGATATGAGCATATGTCAGATGATTCTTATTTCATTCAACCTCTAGATCCTGATTATTGTCAAATTTCAAGTATTGAAGACGGTGTATATAATTTTGCTTTTGATTTTTCGTATTTTAATAAATATCCTAAAAAGTTAAAACAGTATCCAGAGGAATTTCAACAAAAATATAAAAAATATGAGAAAGATAAAAAGAATTATCGTTGGCAAGAATTAGATTCGAATAATACAATTTGTATTAAAGTCAATGAAGAATTAGACTATCCCCTCCCTCCTTTCAATGCAGTATTTGAATCAGTGTTTGATATTGAGGATTATAAAAAATTAAAGAAAGTAAAAACAAAATTAGACAACTATATGGTATTAACTCAACAAATCCCTATTGATGATAAGAATAGCGAACCAAATAATTTCTTGATTGATTTAGATACAGCTATTGCTTTCCATAATCGTGCGGTTCAAGCATTACCTGAAGCAGTTGGGTTAATTACCTCTCCAATGAAAATTGATGCAATTAAATTAGATCGCAAACAAACTGATACTGACCAAGTAGCTCATGCTGAACGTGATTATTATAATGCTGCCGGAGTTAGTCAATTCTTATTTAACAGTGAAAAAGTAACAAGTGTTGGATTGAGTAAATCCATTAATACAGACGAACAAATTGTTTTTGCTTTATTGCGTCAATTTGAACGTTGGGTAAATCGTAAATTAAAAAATTTTAATACTAAATATAAATTTAGAATTCGTTTTCTCAACACAACTGTATTTAATGTAGATAATGTGTTTGAGAAATATTTGAAGGCAGCACAATATGGCATGCCAGTAAAATTAGCATTAGGAGCTTCGCTTGGATTGTCAGGAAGTGAAATGGCAAATATGGTGTTCCTTGAAAATGAAATTATGGAGTTACATGACACATTAATTCCTCTCTCCTCTTCTCACACACAATCTAGCAAAGGTGAAAAAGGAAGACCGCAAAAGTCTGAAGATGAACTTACTGAAAGCGGAGTTAAAACAAGAGATACAGATGGAAATGTAAGAGAATAGTTTTATTTATTGAAAGGAGGTGAAATGATTGGAGAAAAAAGTTGAAAAATTTATTCCTCTAATCTTTCAAAAAGTTCAAGATTATGAAGCTAATGATACACGTTTTACTAAAGTTAAAATTTGGCTAATGCATCTCCATGAAAATCTGAATGGAAGCTACTTTTCAAAAGAAGTAGTAACTGAAGCTATTCCTACTCTTGCCAATACACCAATTTTAGCTTTTATTGAAGAAAATTCTGATGGTGAAATTGATTTTTCAGATCATCGAATGGTTTTAGTTAAAAAAGATGGTGAAATTTCTATTAAATATTTGGGTCAAGCCATTGGTGTGATTCCATCTGATAATAATGCTCGCTTTGAGACACGATTATGTGACGATGGAATTGAGCGAGAATTTCTTGTTTGTGAGGGTTTAATTTGGAATAAATGGGATGATCCTATTGATATTTTTAATCGTGATGTGGTTAAGTGGCAATCGATGGAACTACATGATGACTATGAAGGTTATTGGGGCGATGATGGATTATTCCATTTTACTAAATTTAAATTCTTTGGTGCTTGTGCATTAGGTAAAGATGTATTACCTGCTATGCGTAATGCCACCATCGAAGCTCAATTTTCTTATAATGATATTTTTAAAGACATCCAAGAGAAAATGGAACAATTTAAGGTATTCTTCCAAAAAGGAGGTCAAGTTATGGAAGATGTAAAAGAACAAATGGAAGTTGTGGATGAAGTAGAGACAGTTGAAACAACAGACGAACAACAAGAAGAAGATGTTGTAGAACAAGAATTTGAAAATACAGCATCCACAGAAGAAGTCGTTGAAACTACGGAGTCCACAGAAGAAACTAATGAAGAAACCGATGAAGTTGATTACAAAGCAGAATATGAAAAGGTAAAAGCTGATTTTGAACAACTCCAAGAAAAATTTAATAATCTTGAAAAAGAATTAGAAGAACTTCGTCAATTTAAAGCTAGCAAATTAGCAGAAGAACGCGCTAAAGCTGAGCAAGAATTATATGAGCGTTTTTCTGTTGAATTAACCGAAGAAGAAATTGAAGAAGTGAAAGCAGTTGCAAGTGAATATACGCTTGAACAATTAGAGGAAAAACTATTTACTTTAGTTGGTAAGAAAAAAGCTAATTTCTCTAAACAAACTAAAAAAGAAAAACAACCTGTAAAAATTGCTTTAGAGATTGAAACAAAAGAAAAAGCATCTAGATATGGAGATTTATTCGAAAGATTTGGCACTAAGTAATTAAGCATCATTCTGTAAAGAGTGGTGCTTTTATTATTTATAAAAAATAAAAAATAGGAGGAATAAAGAATGACTTACTCTGTTGTTCGATTGGATAATGTAAAAGCAGTTTACACTGGTCACATTTTTTCAGTTAAAGCTCCAGAAGAATTGCAAAATGGATTTGTTGGTCATTTAGGTGGTTTTGTAAATGGCGAGCGTGAAGTTCGCACTCTTGAGAAACCTACTACAACTTCAATTGATCAAAAAGGATTAGTATTAATTGCTCACTCCCCTATTAACTATGATGAATCTACAATGGCTTCTGCTTCTGAACAAAATTATAAAATTGAAGCTGGCGAAGTTGTTCGTGCTTATGAATTGCATGAGCATGATATCTTCTCTGTAACAAAAGAAGGAATTGATTTAATTGGTGCTGAGGCAGGTGTAGGCAACTATGTTGTTGCACAAGATGGTTCTTTCAAATTAAAAGAAGTTGCAACTCCTGCTGGTACAGAAGCATTTGTAGGTAAAATTATTGCTCAAGAAGTTGTTGGTACAACAACAGTTGTTGGTGCTAATGGTGCAGTTGGTCGTGTACTTGAGTATGTAGTTATTGAAGTTATCAAAAACGTAAAATAATTAGTTTTATAAATAAAATATAATAATAGGAGGATTCAGAAATGAAGCAAGAATTGGTTAAACTTTGTGTAGATACAGTTTACAATCGTGTTCAAAATTATTCTAAATATGAAGCTGATGAAGTTATTCGTAAAGCATTCTTTGAAATTTTAGGTACTGATAAACCAACTTACAAAGATGTTCGCAAACATAAAGTTGAAGTCTTTGAAATTATTGAAGAAGTATTAGATCAGACTATTGTTTCTGGTATGACTGAAAACAACTTCTTCCTTCAATTTGCGGAAGTCCGCAATCTTGCTTTGGGCGATTCTCAAGAATTCTATGTTCCTGATAACAGCGTACTAGTGGCTGCTGAACATGCAGGAAACCACTGGAATATTAGAAGACAAAAATTAGATGTTGGAACAAGCTTTACAGTAAAAACTAAAGCTTATGCTGTAGCTGTATATGCTGACTTCTT